GGGCAATCGCGCGCTGGGTCGCCGGAGAGTAGTAAGCTTCCGGTTCGTACTTCTTTCGAGAGGCACGGAACGTCCGTAGCCGCCCGGCTGCGGTGAGGTTGGCACCGCGTGAGGACCAGCCACCGGGCACCCCTATTTCGCCAGCAGGTGGTCCAGGTACAACTCGGCCTGCCACAGGTCTGAGCTGTAACGGCAGACGCCACCGACGCAACTGCGGTAGTAAAGCTCGAACCCCGGCCGGTCCAGCGTTTCGATGAAGCCGCCATCGCGTTCGTAGCGGCTAATGATTTCAGGGTCGCCCATCATTTTGCTTCCTCGTGGTGGATCCAAGTCTTTAAAGCGGCAACGTAGTCCCGCAGCACCTGCGCCTGCTGTAGGTGCCATCTGTCGCCAGAGTCAAACCACAATCGATTGTGGCGATCGACTGCGTTTAACGCCTGCTTGATCAGCGCATTCCATGGCTCCCTGACAGGGGTATTCCACTCACGCTGTGCCACAGCGAAAAGACGACCGATCTCAGTCTGACGGCACCAGAGCGCGGATATACATTTCGCACTGTTTTGCATATCGCCCGCCAGTTTTTCGTGATTCAGGCAGCATCAGTTCGCAACGTTGGCGACCCATATCCCATTGCATACAGTCCCAGCACATCGGCGTGCCGCCAGATGGTCGCATCTTGGCCAGTGCAGCCTGAAACAATGATTCACCCCGCAGCAGTGCATCCTGCAATCTGACGGCACCAGTATCTGCATCGATCTGGTGCTCAGGCTTTGGACCAAGGATTATGCGCGCGTGCCATGTCCGATCGGCGCGGTCTGAAACCAGCAGCAACCGACCGGCATGGAGCCGGATCATTCCTCCTCTCCTGCTGCTGGCTGGTGATAGATCCGCTCGAACTGCATTGACAGCGGCTCAGCCGGTTCGGCCAGCATCGGATCATTGTTGTCGCAAGCAACGAAAACCATCGGCCAATAGGCTTCCTTGACCACCACCAAGCTGGTGCGGTGGCTGCGGACCAGAATCCATAACGCAAGGCGTTCGATCCAGCTAAGGCCAGGCAGTTCGCTCATGCGCCCAGTTTGGCGATCAATCGTTCGAGATACCACTGGCATTTGCGTGCGTCTTCTAGAGCATTGCCTTTGCACCACATCCGCAGCAGATACTTCAGCGCCTGACCCTGCAGATAGGCCGGGACCATGTGCGGGGCGTCTGTGATGGCGCCTTCGATAATGTCGATCGCTTCGACTGGTCCACGGCGATAGTGCGCCGGGTGATTCACGTTGTCAGTCATTCAGCCAACTCCAGACGAGGCCATGGCATATCCGCCAGGCGTGTTTGCGGTCGATGCCAAATTCATCGCTTAGTTGCGTATAAGTCCAGCCTTCGCCTCGAAGCTGGCGCAGTCTGCGCACCAGCTCCGGCGTAAGGATTACTGCAATGTTGTGCTCGCCAGCCTTGAAGCGGCGGCCGATAGGCATCAGCGCCACTTCTCTCCGAGCAGAGTTTGACGGCATACCTCGATCGCCTGCTGCGCCTGCTTCTGCGTCATCACGGATTGAGTTTCGTCCATCGCCTTACAGACCCGCTCAAACAGCTCGGGGTAGTAGGTGTCGCGGAAGTTCGCGCCAATGTCGCGGCAAAACTCTTCCCACAACCCGGTGTAGGTGCCACAGGTGCGGCCGGAGCGCCGGTAGAGGTGCTCCATCATTGCGTGGCGTTGATCGTCGAGAAAAGTGGCTTTCATGGTTCGATGCGTTCGCGTAGGAGATACAGTTCGGCGCAAATCTGCTCGCGGTTGCGGATCCCATGGATCCCCCGGAGTTGATTGATGCGCAAATCAATCAGAAGGCGAAGGCGATCACGCTCTGATTGCTGGCCAGCTTTGAAGGTATTACTGCCTTCGAGCAGGCTATAGAGCCTGAGGCGAGCGGAATCGGTCATGCCAGCTCCACGGTGCAGGATGGCCAGCGGTTCTGGGCGTACTTGATCGCAGCGGTTTTGTTCTCCGCGCGTGTGATCCAAGTGATCGGCTTGGCGCCTTGCGGATAGACGATCAGCCGAAATTCCTTGGTGCGAGCACCTTGGCGCGGCCTGCTGATGCCTTCGCCATACATGCCCTGCGGTTCATCTTCGCGCCATTGCAGGAGGGCGCCTTTGATCTCAGCCATCGGTTAGTAGGTGGTTGGTTTCGTCGTCGTTTTCCCAGTAGATCTGATCCCACCAAAGGAGCCAGTTGTCGAAGGCTTCAGCTTTGGCCGCTTGAAAATTCTCGGCGCGGATGCCTTCGCGGACCTGGGCGCAAGGGATCTGGAAGTAGTAAGTGCGCTCAGTCATGGCGGACCAGCTGTTGCGTGCCGCTGTGGGTCATGCCGGGCTGGTTGCCAGCGTCGAGGCCGATCATGGCGAAGACGGCAGCGGCGATCAGAAGGCAGATGGCGTTGTTGATGCGGTTGATCATGATGCAAGCGCCTTGCGGACGCGATAGGTGGAAAGGTTGAGGCGTTGGGCGATCTGTTGCTGACTCATGCCAGTGCTGCGCAAAACCCGAACGCGGCGATCAGCGGAGGCGGTAAGCCAATCGATCACGGCGATCACGAACAGCAGCGGCAAAAACAGCTTCCAGATCACCAACAAAATGGTGGTGAACATGGTGTGATTGCTGTGCCCTTGCGGGCGTGCCGTAATCATGCCCCGCCGGCGGAGTACATGCCAGAACGCTGTGACAGTTCTTCACACTGCCCCTTCGCCTACCGCCAGGTCTACCGGCACCCGCAGCACAGGCTTGCTCTGACCCTTCCCATTGACCCGCTCCCAGCCGACCACCGCAGTGCTCACCGGCAATTCGACCGTGAACCACGCATGACCGCAATCCGCGCAGCTGCGCTTCCTGGTCACATGCGCTGGATCATGCCCATTCGTTGCCGCTGCTCTGATTTCACCACTGCCGCATTTCGGACAATCCACGACCGCTACCGTTGAGGTGTACCCCACCAATAGCACACCAATGGATTTCGGGGACTGGATGATTGTCGAGATGACCACCGAGCAGCAGTTCGATATCGAAAAAAAATGCCGCGCCCTGCTCGAAAGCAAAGACGCGGGCAAACTGGCCGCTCAGCTCTACAGGCAAGCCTGTTACCAGCAGCAGCTCCTACAGCAGGCTGTCAACGAAATCGCCCGCCTCGAATGCCGGCTGATGTGATCAGAACAGATCACCATCAACATCCACCACCACCCCATCAGTGGCACGGGCAAGACTCTGAGCAGCATCACCAGGATCGACCCAATCGCGCGGAGGCTGGCCAACAGCACTGATGTAGTTCAACCCGGACTTGGCCTGTTTCTTCCAGCCGGTCACAGGCACCTGCACGCTGCCGTACTGATCAGGCGACTGGCTCATCACATAACGGCAGAGCGCGTCAAGCTCTTCCACTTTGATGTTCAGCATCCCGCTGAAATCAATCTTGCTCTCGGGTTTGGTCGACTTGAAGATCGACAGGTTCAGCTTGAAGCTCATTGGTCCTCTGTGGTGAAGTAGTTGGCCTTTTCGTATTGCTCGACCCCGGCCAGTGGGTAGAGCACGCGGCGACCGATCCGCACAAATGGCGGACCAGTGCCAGCCGTGCGCCAGCTGATCAATGTCTGCCGGTGCATGTGCCAGCGTTCTGCCAGCTGCAAGTCAGTCAGAAACTCAGAAGAGTTCATCGTCATCAGCTGCTGGTGTCGGTTCCACTGTGGGCGCAGGTTGCGCAATCGCGGCGTTCAGATCTGCCACCGTGGCCGCTGGTGATTCGCTCACGGTGACCGGCTCAATGTCGACCACCTCTTCCTGGCTCTGGATGCCGACCAGCAGATCAGGCACATAGAGGCGCCCGAACATGGCCGCGGCTCGATAGCGCAGCATCAACTCCGGCATCGTCTTCCACTTGCTGCCGGTCTTGGTGGACCATCCTTCAGCGCGCGCCATCGCCATGCTGACGGTTGGTCCGGTGACCGTCTTGCCGGTGGCCTTCTCTACCGCCACACAGCGGCAGGCCATATCCTCGCCCTTGCCGCTCAGTTCGTACTGCAGCGGCTCAAACCGTCCGCAGCCATTGATCAGAGCAATGATGAACTGGCTGGACCAGCTTGGGCGGCCGTGGATGATGTTGAGGTTTTGCATCACCTGGAAGGGACTCATCCGCATCCGATTGGCGATCTCAAGCGCCACCAGGCAATTAGCAAATCCCTGTTGCCCTTGGAACTGAGGCGGAATCAACGTGCTGCTGGCGAGAGCCTTGGCGATGCGCTGGGCATCCTCGAAGGCGGCGATGCCACTGAATACCGAGCCGGTGGTTGTGGTGAGTGCTGTGGATTGGTCCATCAATAGGTCTCGATTTCGGTTTGTGCCTGCTGCTGAGCGCCGCCTTGTTTCGCCCAATCAGGGAGGCTGAGCGTTTCAATCGCGTCGCTGTAGCTAGGCCAGCGATCAGCCTCACGGCAGTCGGCGATCTTCTGTAGATCGCGTTGGCATAGTTTCCAGCCGGCTTCGATCATCTCTTCATCAGCGGCGTAGACACCGACGCCATAGGGCGCGTCAGATTCCACCGCAATGAAGATGAACGCCTCAGGCCGGACGCCCAGGCTTTGCTCAACGCCGTGGCAGTACCAGGCCGCTTGGCAGTGGTATCGGTACTGCATCAGGCTGTGCCTGAAACCCCGCGGGCTGGCGTCGCGCGTGGTCTTCAGGTCAACGACAATCTTGCCGTCGTCGCTCAACCAATCCGGGCGGCACTTGCACTGCAGACCAGTCGCGGCATCGCGCCACATGTGCGTGGTTTCTGCTTTGCCGTTCATGGCCAGCAGCATCGCTGCAGCAGGGTGCCCCAGTACGGCGCGACCCATGTGCATCACATGCTCAGCATCGTCGCTGCTTAAAACCGTCCTGCCGGCGGCTTCAGCCTCAAACTTTGCCCAGACTTCCTTGCCGGCCTTGGTGCGGCGATCAATGCCGGCCGGTGCGACTGTCCATTCTTGGTCCCACTTGTCTAATTCCAAGACGTGGGTATGGACGGCACTGCCGAGACGCATTGATGGCGTCGGCTCGGGGATGACCCGCTTGGGGTCGATGTAGCGCGCCCAATAGTGCAGAGGACTGCGGGCGATCTTGTCTAGATGGCTCTTTGAGATCGCTGGGTGCGCGTGATAGGTGGCGTTGTCCATGGCGGGTGGCGACTTGCCACACGGTATAGGCTTATGCCATCGGATGCAACCCCATGCAGCTTCGTGATTATCAGAGGCAGGCGATCATGGACTTGCGCGACGCTTACCGATCAGGCAGTCGCGCACCATTGCTATGCCTGCCAACTGGCGGTGGCAAAACGATCATCTTCACCGCCATCGCGCACGCAGCCATATCGCGCGGCACGCAGGTGCTGATCTTGGTCCATCGCCGCGAACTGCTCCACCAAGCCAGTCGCAAGCTCAGCGCCATCGGACTAGATCATGGCCTGATCGCTGCAGGCATTCCGGCCACTGATCACCCTGTACGGGTCGCGTCCGTACAGACCCTGGTCCGGCGCCTGCCTGCCATGGATTGGCAGCCATCGCTCGTGATCATTGATGAAGCGCATCACGCCTCAGCCGGATCCTGGGCGCGCATCCTGCAACAGTGGCCAGACGCCTATCGCCTTGGTGTCACAGCAACACCCTGCCGCCTAGATGGCCGCGGCCTATCCACAGCATTCGATTTTCTGGTCCAGGGTCCAACCGTCGCCGACCTGACCGCAGGCGGCTATCTGTCCCCCGCACGCATTTATGCCCCGCCAGTTATTGCCGACCTATCTGGCCTGCGTCGCCGCGCTGGTGATTACGCCGTCGACCAGGCGGCTACTGCCATGGATCGCCCCACAGTCACAGGTGACGCAATCGGTCACTACCAACGTCTCGCGAAGGCACAGCGCGCCATTGCGTTCTGCTGCTCCATTGCGCACGCTGAATCGGTTGCTCGTTCGTTCAATGCAGCGGGCATCAGTGCTGCGACCCTGCTGGGCAACACGCCCGATCGAGATGCTGTCGTTGCAGCTTTTGACGCCGGCACCGTGCAAATTCTGGTAACGGTCGACGTTGTATCGGAAGGCTTCGACATTCCCGCCGCCAGTTGCGCCATCCTGCTGCGTCCCACGCAATCCCTTGGGCTATTCCTGCAGCAGGTGGGTCGCGTACTGCGTCCAGCACCAGGTAAGCAGCAGGCGCTAATCCTCGATCACGTCGGCAACGTCCATCGCCATGGCTTCCCAGACGATGCCCGCGAATGGTCCCTCGCTGATGGCGTGCGTCGAGCGGCTGGCAAGGCAGCGCCAACCGTCCGCACATGCCCGCAGTGCTACGCCGCGTTTAAGCCTGCACCGATCTGCCCATGCTGCGGCTACGAACAGCCGATCGCCAAGCCGCGCATCATGCGCCAGGTCGATGGTGAACTGCAGGAACTGCACCGCGAATCTGTCCGGCAACGCATCGCTGAGCGCGCAACCAAACGCCGCGAACAGCAGGCAGCACGCACCCTCCCTGATCTGCTCGCCTTAGCCAAGCGCCGCGGCTACTCTCCAGGCTGGGCGTACCGGCTCTGGCACTCGCGTGGCAAACGATGATGCGCGTACTGGTCGCCTGTGAATACAGCGGTCGCGTTCGCGATGCCTTCCGTCGTCATGGTCATGATGCAATGAGTTGCGACCTGCTACCTACTGAAACTCCTGGACCCCACTACGAAGGACCAGTCGAGGATGTTTTAAATGATGGCTGGGACCTGATGGTTGCCCATCCGCCTTGTACCTATTTGGCGGTCAGCGGAATGTGGGCAACGTATCAAGGGCGGCGTGATGCAGCACTGACTGAGCAGGCTCTCGCCTTCGTGCGATTGCTGATGGACGCACCGATCGAACGCTGGGCAATAGAAAACCCTGTAAGTGTGATCAGTTCGTCAATTAGAAAACCCGATCAGATAATTCAGCCATGGGAACATGGCCATGGTGAAGTAAAGGCCACCTGTTTGTGGCTAAAAAATCTGCCAAGGCTGAGGCCGACAAACTGCGTTGAGGGAAGAGAAGAGCGTGTTTTGCTGATGCCCCCTGGTCCCGAGCGTTGGAAGGAACGCAGTCGCACCTACAAAGGCGTTGCCGATGCAATGGGCGAACAATGGGGCAATCGGGAATTGCCTACCATTTGTGAGCAGCCGTCACTGCTGGCGTGGCAAACGATGAAACCACCCTCCAGCAGCACATCCGCCTAGCACTAGGCACACGCACCGACCTGCGCCTGTTCCGCAACAACACCGGCACCCTTCCAGATCCACGCACTGGCCGCCCCGTTCAGTTCGGCCTGGCTCGTGGTTCCGCTGATCTGATCGGCCTGCGCACCGTCACCATCACGCCCGACATGGTTGGCCAACAGGTTGCGGTGTTCACCAGCATTGAAGTCAAGACCCCTAAAGGTCGCGCCACGCCAGAGCAGCAGAACTGGCTCCATATGGTCAGACGCGCTGGTGGGATCGCAGGAATTGCACGATCTGTCCAGGATGCGACTCACATAGTTTCCTGAGATAGCTTGCCAACCTTGCTAACCGGCATCACACTCTGACGGCTACTTTTCGGAGCCGTTGTGGCCGTCAGCATCGATCAGCTTCAAGCCATCCCAGACACTTGGGCTTTGGTCGCCGTAGGCAACGACAAACGCCCATATCAGCCTGAGTGGCAGAAGCATCCCCTAACCAAGCACCAGATCGAAGCTGAGCTATCCGCAGGCCGTGCCGTAGCCGTTGGCGTGCTCGCAGGACCACCATCCGGCGGTTTGCTTTTCGTCGACCACGATGGCCTTGGCGCCTCTCAGGTGCTCGAATCACTCGGCACCTCCCTGCGCGACCTACCTAAATCTTGGGCAGTTACTTCAGGCCGCGATGGTCGCCTGCAGATCATCTACCGCGTGCCTGAACCCTTCTGGGATCAGATCAAAACCACCAAGATCCGCAGCAGCATCAAAGGCGAGCAGCTTGAACTGCGCTGGACCGGCTGCCAGTCCGTCGTCCTAGGCAAGCACCCTCTGACCGGCTCCTACCGCTGGCTAAAAGATCGCTCGCCCGCTGATCTGCCCATCGCAGAAGCGCCATCGATCCTGCTGCAGCAAATGCAGCGACCCATCGAAACACCGCCCCTACTTCCAGCCGCTAATCCCAAAGACGACGCAGAACGCGCACGCGCCTACCTCGCCAATATCCCCACCTCCATCACCGACGACTACGACGAATGGGTCAAGGTCGGCATGGCACTCCATTCCATCGGTGACGATTCGCTGCTCTCCGACTGGGTTCAGTGGTCTGCAGCATCCGGCAAATTCAAGGCCGGCGAATGCGAGGCGAAATGGTCCACCTTCAAGTCCGACTCCGGTGGCGTTGGCCTCGGCACCCTGTTCCACCTCGCTGGTGGCATCAGCCCACGCCAGCAAGCGATCAAGGCGCTTCAGTCCGTCCTAGGCACTGAGGTCGCGCAATCAGCTGGCTCGGCCAAGCCCGTCAAGCTCGAATCCGGCGAACTGCTATCGCTGCTCCGCCAACAGCTTGGCGATCGGCTGCGCTTCAACATTTACAACCAATCAGTCGAGCAAGACGGCAAACCCGTCACCGACCTAGAGCACTACTACCTACAGCTCGCACAACTCAACATCAAAGTCACCAAAGAACTGGCCGCAGATGCCCTGGTGTTTGTAGCCAAGGAGAACCAGTTCGATCCAGTACGCGAATACCTCGACCGCGTTGCAGATGAGGTGCCACCCACACCCATCGATCACCTCGCAAGCGCCTACCTGCGTCCTCAAGACCAGCCCGGCACTCTCTTCGATGCCATGCTGCGCTGCACCCTCATCGCAGCCGTCAGGCGTATCTATGAACCAGGCGCCAAGCACGATGCTGCCTGCGTGCTCATGGGTCCACAAGGCTGCGGTAAGTCCACCTTCTGGCGCAACCTGGGCGGTCCATTCTTCTCTGATGCCCTAGGCGACATCACTAACAAAGACGATCTTCTGCTCGTCGGTAAAGCCTGGATTCATGAATGGGGCGAGATCGATCGCATCACCGGCAAAAACCACGCCGGCAAGATCAAGGCGTTCTTGTCCCGTCAAACGGACATGTACCGGGTTCCATACGGCAAAGCCACTGAGGATTTTCCAAGGCGCTCGATCATCGTTGGCTCCACCAACCGCGATACCGGCTTCCTGATCGACGACACCGGGAACCGTCGCTTTTGGGTCATTCCGGTGGACGTGCCACAGATGATCGAGGTCGATGGCCTGCTCCTTGAACGCGATGCGATCTGGTCTGCAGCGGTCGCTGCATACCGCGCCGGAGAGGCCAACCATCTGCCTCGCGACCTTGAGCGCCAGGTGTCGGAAGCCAATCTTGCCTACCTAGTTGAATCACCTTGGCTAAATCCAGTGCGCGAATGGCTTGCATCGCCCAGAAACGCCGGAACGCCCATCACCACTGAGATCTTGCTGACTGATGCCATTGGCAAGCCCGTCGAACGCCAGTCTCGCGCTGACCAGATGCAGATCGCATCCATCTTGAGAGAGCTTGGACTCATTAAGAGACGCAAGATCTGCGGTGGGGTCCAGAAATGGGTGTATTGCCAACCTCGCGGCTGAGGTAGGCAACCCGAGATCCATTGGGGCGTATGCCGTCTTCTACCCTTTCCTACCTTCTATCCTTCTAAAAAGAGTATAGAAATATAGAGAGGAGAGGGGGGAGAGGGGGGCGTTGGGAAAAGGTATAGGGGAGGTAGGCGCAGGATGGAGGGTTAGCAAGTCTCATAGCCGTCTCATTTGAGACAGGTGAGACTGATAAAGACCGGCACTTGCCTACCTACCCTGGGGCTATGACCACCCTGCGAATCGATATCAAGTCGGAGTTGCCCACCGCTATCCGGTGGACCAACACCATGACCAAACAGCTTCCGTTCGCCATTAGCCAGGCGCTTAACTCGGTCGGGTTCGACACCCGCACATCGCTGAGGGGCGCAACCCGCACATACTTCAACAACCCCACGCGCTTCATCGAAAACGCATGGCTGGTCAAGAAGAGCACTAAGCGCGATCTGCTCGTCACCATCTACCCCGAGAAGAAACGCGCCCCATACCTGCGCGCCAACATCACGGGCGGACGCCGTGGCATCAAACCCATGGAGGTCAAGCTGCAATCCATGCAGGTGGGCAACCTGCCGCGCAATCAGCGCCTGGTGCCTGCAGTGATCAAGCAGAACGCTCAGGGCAACGTGACCCGCGCCACCATTGGCCGGATCATCAACAACACCAAGACCAGCGGACGTAATTCGATCTTCATCGGCAAGCCGACGGGTGATGCTCGTCCGGCTGGTGTCTACCAGAGGGCTCCAGGAGGCCGCCTACGCCCCCTGTTCATCGCTGTGCCGTCTGCCACCTATCAGCCCCGCTTCCCGATCGATGAGGTGGCGCAGAAGGTCATCGACAGGCGATTCGGTCAATACCTCCGCAGCAGCCTGGAGCGTGCAGTAGCAACCGCCCGCTAATTGTGAGACGGCATGAGACTGGCCGATCGCATGAGTTAACCAAGGAGTTAAGCAGCAATTAACTAGCCAAATCCCTTGCGCTGCAATGGTTTGGGTCCTTCCGGGGTAAATGCTCGCGGGTTATCGCAAGCG